TAATCTCAACGGATTTAACTTCAACCAATCGGTTGTGGATGCTTCTGGTAAGCCTGTGCCTACTTGGGCTGATGTCATCAACAGGGCAAACCTTGGTTTCGAGGTTATGCATGAAAGGAATGCACACAATTTCCCACTCGACTTAGCGTCGGTAGATACAACTGAAGTAGCTCTTATAGCTCCGACAATAGGATAAATAAATACATGCAAGATCTAAAAGCCCTAGAGGCTAAGATTAAGGGAGACTTTCGAGTCTTCCTTTCACTTGTATGGAAAGAACTAGACCTACCTAAACCTACAAGAGCACAACTAGCTATAGCTGAATATTTACAACATGGTCCAAAACGTCTACAGATCTCTGCCTTCCGTGGTGTTGGTAAATCTTGGATTTCAGCTGCTTTTGTCCTTTGGACTCTCTTCAAAGATCCAGATAAGAAGATCATGGTTATCTCTGCCTCCAAAGAACGAGCTGATAACTTTAGTATCTTTTGTCAAAAGCTAATAGTTGATATTGATTGGTTGACGTTCCTTGAACCATCCTCAGCTGATCAACGTTGGTCCCGTATCTCTTTTGATGTTGGACCTGCTAAACCCCATCAAGCCCCCTCTGTTAAGTCTGTAGGTATTACAGGACAGATGACAGGTTCTAGAGCAGACCTCATGATCTTTGATGACGTTGAGGTTCCTGCTAACTCTGCAACAGATATGCAGAGAGAAAAACTACTACAATTAGTATCCGAAAGTGAAAGTATCCTCACACCAGACGAAGACTCCAGAATCTTATTTCTCGGAACACCCCAATCAACTTTTACAATATACAGAAAGCTTGCAGAACGCAGCTACCGCCCATTCGTATGGCCTGCCAGGTACCCAAAAGACCTCAGTAAATACGAAGGACTACTCGCTCCACAGCTGGTTGCAGATATCGAGCAAGGAGTGGAGGCTTGGGCACCCACCGACACACGATTTATAGAACATGACCTCTTAGAAAGAGAGGCTGCTATGGGCCGAAGCAACTTCATGCTTCAGTTCATGATCGATACGTCTCTATCTGATGCTGAGAAGTTCCCCCTTAAGTTCCAAGACCTCATAGTTACTCCTCTAGGAGAAGAGTGTGCTGAGCGCTACGCCTGGTCCGCTGATCCTAGATATATGATTAAAGAACTTAACCCCGTAGGACTGCCTGGAGATCGCTTCTATGCCCCTATGTACATCGAGGAGGGTGTTTGTCCATATGATGAGACAATCGTCTCTGTGGATCCCTCAGGACGCGGTACAGACGAAACAGTAGCCGTAGTTCTATCTCAATGCAACGGTTACATCTTCGTTAGAGATATGAGAGCCTTCAAGGAAGGTTACTCAGATAGAACCCTTCAAAGCATCGTAAGGATGGGTAAGAAATACAAAGCCTCTACAATGCTTATAGAATCTAACTTTGGTGATGGTGCTATTGCTGAGTTGATGAAAAGACATCTAATACAACTCAACGCTGGTATGCACGTTGAAGAAACTAGAGCTACCGTTAGAAAAGAAGAAAGAATTATAGATACCCTTGAGCCTGTGATGAACCAACACAAGCTTATAATCGATCCTAAAGTCTGGGAATACGATTACTCCTCTAACCCTAATGAAGCCCCTGAGAGACGCCTAGAATATCAACTGGGCTATCAAATGAGCCGTATATGTAGAGAGAAAGGAGCTATTAAACATGACGATAGAGTCGATGCTCTCTCCCAAGGCGTTCAATGGTACATAGATGCCCTCGCTCAATCAGCCGCTAAGAACTTATCTATACGAAAGAATGAAGAATGGTCAGCTATGTTGACTGCCTTTGAAGAAGAACCACAACTAGCTACTGATGCGTTAGTACTAGGTAAATCCTTTAAATCTATCCCTACTGGAAATAAAGTCTATGACTGGGCTTAAACGAGGTCAGGGATGTATACAGAGGGAGTGGTGCCCCTTTGTGTGGATATTGTGGTGAGATTGGACCTCGACTATACAGAGGTCCATTCCTACATATCAAAGAGGTCAACTCTTAAAACTGATCGCACCACATATTAATTACAATTGACCGTTCTGTGAGATAGCAACACAGACATCCGCTACCCCTCAGGCAGGTACGAATGATACACATGAAGGATTACAAATGATCTACAGGCCAGGCTTCCCAAGAGGGATACCGATTGGCTTGAAGCACATGGTGAACTGAAAGTGAATCATCATAACCACAAACATCAATACACCTTGTATTATTTTTGATTATTCACCCTTCGGGTGCCGATCAAACACGATACAACGTAGCTTTGATGTGATGTTTATGTATATCTAATTACCTTTAACCTATACCTTGAAACCTAATACTGTATCCCTTATCTCTATAACTCCTAAAGCAGAAGCTACCATTGCTTACTGTGCGAGAGTATCTAATCCCTCCAATCAGGATAACCCTGAGATAGAGAAGTTATTGAGATATCTAATCAACCATCAACATTGGTCTCCCTTTGAACTAGCTCATATAGTTCTAGAGATTAATACCACTAGATCTATTGCTGCTCAAATACTCAGACATAGATCCTTTAGCTTTCAAGAGTTCTCTCAACGCTATGCAGCTGTAGAGGACTTTGCCTCCTATCCTAACCTCAGAAGACAAGACCATAAGAATAGACAGAACTCTATCGATGATCTTGATCCCTTCGTACTTCAACAGTTCCAAACGAGAGCACAGATCCTCTTCCAAAAGAGTAAACAGCTATACCAAGAGATGCTTGGGGCCGGAGTAGCCAAGGAGTCAGCACGCGAGGTGCTTCCCCTCGCTACTCCTACTCGTTTGTATATGTCTGGGACCGTTAGGTCGTGGATTCACTATGTAGAGCTTCGTTCGGGTAATGGAACGCAGTTGGAGCATCGTGAGGTAGCTTTAGCAGCTAAGGCTGTGATCTCTGAACATCTCCCTGCTGTAGCTAAGGCTGTCTGGTCGGAGCAAAATGACATAAATTTCTGAAGTCGGTACGTCGTATGGGGGTGATGATTATTCCCCTAAGGGGGTACCCCTTTCCTTTTTTCGGAGGGGGTGGGGTATCAGATCCCAGTCATAGCAAGGGTAGTCATTAGACTATTAATCTAATTGGTTATTGTTCATTCCCTAAGATCCCTTGGTATCACTAGAATTAAGTATTTATACTCTTACCATTTATATTTTGATAATGATTATCATTTCTATATTTATATATATGAACATCTGTGTGCCAACCTATGACTAAGTATCAAAACATCATCCAACGTTGTCTACAAGAGCAGTATAAGCGGATAGATGAGCTCTTAACCCTAGTTCCTGATGGAATAGACCTAGGCAAAGACAAGACTGCCTCAGAGGCTGCTGTGGCTGTATTAAGTATTGAGGAAGAATGGATAATAGATCCAGTACTAAGAGAACAACTAACAATGCTTCATATAGATGAATAACAACTACAGGAAATAGCTAATTAGATCACTCATCACTACACACTGATGTGATAAAAGATACAGTGACTAAATATCGCTTGCACTCAGTGAAATGACCATGTATATTAAATACATCGAGGGAAACAAACAAGTTTCGACCTTGACCAAACAATCTAACAAGGTTCCCAACCTTTATTGGGAGCGATACTGTCCGATGCTGCAGACCGTAGGCCGGAACGCGCCAACTTTCCCAATGTAGAGAACATTGGAGATCAGCAAGTCAAGGCTTGCTTGATGGTTCAAGTCCATCACTGATCATTTGACAGTTTATTTTTTAAATTGTCATTTCCACTTACAAAAGTAATAAACACCATGAGAAAGATTGAAGCACAAATGAACAAAGCTATTTCTGACCAAAAGGATTGGCGTTCTGGTAACACAGAAGTCGAACAGTTTGGCGCTAATAGCTGCAATGTTTATTTACACGGCAACCTAATAGCAGAGATTAATCATCTTACTAAGGCTTGCAAGATCTCTAACGCTGGATGGGCAACACCTACCACTAAGTCTCGTCTTAATGCAATCCTTCACCAGGTCACACACTGCATGAGAACAGACATCGGTGGTAAGTATGTCTATCAAAAGCAAGGTCAATGGTTCATCTCTGATATGAATACCCAATCAAGGGTTGAGTTCAAGGATGGATTCCAAACAGTCTGAATGGTTCAAGCCTGGTTCGATTCCAGGCCCAGACATAGGACATTTAGTCCTGAATTTGATCACTCATCAAACACACAATGCTCACGCTAACCGCACCAACAGCAACTGTTCAAACTGTATTCACAGAAGACCAAACTGAGCTACTTGAGGAACTTGAGTCAATGGACTTATTTCGTAAGTCATCTACATATAGATGGTTTATGGAGGAGCTAGCTGATGAAGGTATCGAGACTGTTTCAGATTGGGAGGAAAGATACAGTGGTTGTTTTGAAAACGGCCTTGAAAGTGGGATGGATAATGCAGGTGCTGAGTTTGCACAGAACTTAGCCGAGGAGTGTGGTGAGATACCTAGTGATTTACCTAGCTGGATTGACATTGATTGGAAAGGATCTTGGGACAACCTTAGATTCGACTACAACGCAATCGAAGTTCCTGCTGAGTCAGGTCATGGGTATATCCAAGAAACATTCTTCTTTCACAACTACTAATTTCCACTCAACCAAACTGATAGAGGGTTAAGGCCCGCTAGCTGGTTCAACTCCAGCTCTATCACTTGAGGCACTTATTAGCCTCATCATTTCATATAGACAAATGACACTATTCCTAAGCGTAGATGAATTCCTTGCCCTACCTCTTGATGAGGCTTTGGCATACATCCAATTCTTAAACGATCAAGGACAATGAAGCGACCTACTTCAACACTTCCATTCTTCTGTATCGCTTTGATTGGATTATGTGGGGGTCCTATTTATGGGCCAATTGCTGTTGTTCTTATGACACCTGTTTGGCTAATGGGTATCTAAATATGGGACCGTGACTTATTCCTTTAAGGGGTACACGGTACTAAACATCACTCATCATTTGCACCATTATGTTATTCGGTCCCAACTACAACAATATCCCTAGACAATACAAGCAAGACAGCAAGTCGTTTAAGACGCTTGTAACTGCTTGGAGGGTTTGTGATTTAGCTGTAGTAATGATCAAGGCTAGAAGAAAGTCTATTTATAAAGCCTTAAGGGTTATTCCTCTTTGGTTGCTTATAGGTTTTTCATCTTTTACCTATGGTGGGCCTTTGGTTTTTACCATCTTTATCACCTGGGGAATTATCAGAATATTTAGAGCTTTTAATAAGTAATCATCTAAATATGGTACGCCAAGTAATTCCTAATAGGGGGTACTGGTACTTATTGCCATGCCACCTGGTAGCAGTTCGGCCTGCTTCAGAGTTCAAGTCTCTGACTACCTATTAACCGACACCGAGTCGGTTCTATTTAAACAAATGAAAACGATTTCACCTAAGTCAACAAAAGCCCAGTTAATAGCTCATATCAATGAGATGGAAACTCAGCTAAACGTGACTAAGGAAACATCACTCATCATTTCGTGGGAGTCACAGATAGCCAACCTAAAGGCTAGATGGGACATTCACACCACAGAGTTTAAGGCTGCAAGAGATGACATGTTCAACACTGGTAAAGCAGTACGTGGATACATCACAGACTTCAACTTCTAAAAACTAAATGGTTCTTGCAGGGTTCGATTCCCTGCCTAGTTCTTCGCGCATTAACTAGCGGTCTAGAACGTTAGTTATATAAGCCGTACTTTTGATGCTATGCCTGGTTGTCGGATGGTTCGATTCCATCCTCATAGCTTTGACTCTCCTATGTGAGGGTCTTTTTTCTTTATTTCCACATAACCAATGGACTATGTATTAACAGACACCGATTGTAGGTGCGGTCAAGTTCATGATGTTATGACCTTCGATACGCCAGAGGAGGCATCTTCTTATCGTGATGATTTATATGAGGCACTTGAAAGTGAGACAGATCAGACTACGATCTGGAACATCAATGAATACATACGCCAATTGGATAGTCAACTTTATGACTACGACGAAAGACTTTCTATCGTAGAATTTGATAGTTGAGATTGTGACATTTGACACTTCCACTCACGAAAACATCGTAGCGCAGTATTCCTATACTGTGGTATATACAGATATAACCCATAAGCGCAGAGAATTTTGTACTTATGCCAGGGATGCCTACGACGCAAGAGAACAGGCCGTCGAAATGATCGAAGACGTACAACACAACCCGAATAGAATTATCTACATACATAAAGAGAAACAACCTCACAATTTCTAGTTATACCAAGGCTTTTGCATGAAATTAGTACATGCTTACTAGCTTAGGATGACCTCTTCAACTTTTAAATAAACATCTAAATATGGGGCCGCGAGTTATTCCTTGAGGGGGTAGCCGGTCTTTTAATCACTCATCAAATCAAAAAACTAACAATGCCCACCCCTGCTCTTATCGCACGACAGATAAAGCTTGAGACTCAACAGGTAGAGGATGGCATTGCAAAGCTTCACGCCAACATCAATAAGGCTGATGCTAGACAGTACACCTCATCAACTGTTCACGCTCAAAAGCTAATCAAACAACAGATCCCTGTTGTAGCTAAGGAAATAGACCGCATTAGAAAGAATCGATTAATGCGTGGAACTGCTGGCCCTGCGCTAGCACCTTTGATCAAACACACAATGGGTATTGAATCCAATGTGTTAGCAATGATCACCCTAAAGATATTGTTTGACGTCACTACAGATCCCAGAGATCGTGCTGATCTTGCAAACAATGTCATTGATAAGGTTGGGATTGCTGTTGAACAAGAAGCTAAGTGGAGATTCTTTAATGAGAAAGACCCTGAACTTCTAAGAAAGATCACGTATTGTCAGCACAAAGGAAAAGGACTTCATTACAAGGATTACAACACTACCAAACAATTCAAAGATGCTGGTAAAGGTTGGGATAATTGGCCCAGACTTCAACGAGTAAAGATAGGGGCTGCATTTTGTGAAGCTGCTTTCATTACTGGGTATTGGTCAAAGATAAATAAGAGAGAAGGTCCTAGAAGATCGGTACATATTCAACCAACACCTGCTCTCATGGTGGTCATTGATGGGTTAATTAAACAGGCTGAGCTTTTTGCTCCTTTTAACTGGCCTATGTTATGTGAGCCTAATGACTGGACTAACGAGGTACAAGGTGGTTACTACACAAACCAAATCCGAAAGGGTAACAAGCTTATAAGGACATTTGGTCAGGGATGTATACAGGGGGAAATCCCTCTGAAATTCCTTAACCACCTACAAAAGGTGGCTTACAAGATCAACCTTTTTATTCTTGATGTAGCTAATACATTAGAAGAAAAGGCAATTAAGATTGAATCAGGTAAATTTGTTCCTGAGGACACAAGACCTCTACCTAATAAGCCTGTTGACATTGACACTAATCCAGAGGCTAATAAGAACTGGAGAAAGGAAGCGGCTAAAATATATGACTACAACAGCACATCACTTAAGAGATGTATTAGGACTAAGCTTACCTTGAGCCTAGCTCGTAAGTTTAGTAAAGAAGAGAGGTATTATTTACCTGCCTCATATGACTATAGAGGTAGAGTTTATTTTATTCCCTCCTTCTTAACACCTCACGATACGTGCTTTGGGAAGAGTCTTATTCAATTCGCTGATGGTCAACCGATTAATGAGCGTACTGAGTATTGGGTGAATTTCCAATTAGCTACTACATATGGATTATCTAAGGCAACGATGGAGGAGAGACAAGCTTGGGTAGAACCAAACTTATCACTCATCAAGGCATGTGCTGAAGATCCAATTGGTAATATAACTATATGGGAAGGGGCTGAAGAGCCGTTCTTATTCTTGGCAGCTTGTGAGGAGTACTATGCTCTATTCATAGCTAAGACAAGGAAACTAACAACACTAGCAATCGCCGTTGATGCAACCTGCTCAGGATTACAGGTTCTCGCTGGGATGAGTCACGACAGATCCACGGCTGAGCTTGTTAATGTATTACCAGGTGATAAACCTAGTGATGCTTACAAGGCAGTAGCTAATAAGGTTAATGAGCATATCCCAAAAGAATGGGGTATTGAGATGACGAGATCTCGGGTCAAAAGAGTGGTCATGACAATACCTTATAATGCACGTACAAAAAGCAATCGAACGTACATACGCGAGGCATTAGAAAAAGAAGGCGTTACCTTTGAGCCTGCTCAATTAACTGAAATTGTTAGGCTTACACGTCAAGCAATGGAAGAAATTGTGCCTGGTCCCATGCAAGTCATGAACTGGCTAAATAAAGAGATAGGTGGAGCTATTCGTAGAGGTCAACCTCATATTGAATGGACAACTCCCTCAGGTTTCAAAGTTAAGCAAGACTTACGCAAGATCAATACCGAAAGAGTACAAGCTCATTTAATGGGCAAGATTGAACTCATGATCGGTACATCAATGGGTGAACCTGATCGTAATCACCACAAGAATGCAGGAGCACCTAATTTAATCCACAGCGTTGATGCCTCAATACTTCATATAGGGCTTAAAGATTTCTCTGGTCCATTCACTGTGATACATGACTCAGTGTTATGTCTTGCTAATCAAATGGATGAGATGAATAAATCAGTTAGAGCTGCTTATGCAAAATGCTTTACTGATCACTCACCATTGCATGACCTAGCGGAAAGTATTAACGCTGAGACAGAACCACCAATGGTTTACACCTTTGATCCTGCAACAGTTACTGAATCTGACTATTTCTTTTGTTAAATTATTGTTTCCACTCAACCAATTATGAACTTTCCAAAAGCCACCACAGTAGAGCGAATAATGATGTATGTTGAAGACGGAGAGCTTGACAAAGCCAGAGCACTAGCTAAGTTATGTGACTTTTTAGAAGAATCTTTTAGATGGGAGGTAGTATGGGATCAAAGAAGGAAATAATTATTTCTTTCTTCCACTCACGCAACTCACCTTTTCTAAATGGTTTTTGCTAAAATGGCTGTCAGAGATAAGACGTTCTCTACCAGAGAGGAAGTCCCTCATGACAGAAAGACGAATCGCTCGCAGAACTAGTGATCCTATTCACAGGATTTATCTCGTACTCGAAGTTCTAAGATCAACTGGAGAATTAGAATTCCCTCTACAACTAGCAGTTACATTTTTATGGATTGCTGCTCACGATGGTTGTAGACAAGAGGATCTAGGAGAAGCAACCTCAATGGGTGCCTCTTCTGTTTCACGAAATGTTACCTGGCTTGGCCCTCGACACCGATTAGGTAAAGATGGTCTAAAGCTTGTTAGGAGAGAAAAAGATCCTGACGATCCTAAGAGATGGCGATTATTTTTAACTCCTAAAGGGAAGCAATTTTCCCGCTTAATCGAAAAACAGCTCTCTATTCCACTAACCGATGACTAATCGATTCAACACCTGGAGTCATGCACTTAACTGGTATTGGGACAAGAAAGCCAAGCGTCAAGCTCAGGCTAAAACATTCCATACTAATGCAGCTCGAATCACTTCTTATGGTGGAGCATCACTTCCACTAACGAGAATGAGTAAAGGGTCATGGTGGGTTGAGTTTCAAGAAGAACTCCAAGCCGAAAACCCTGAAATGTCTACCAGCACTGTAAATCGTATCACTTCTGCGGGTACTGTAGTGCTCAGGAAGACACGTGAAGCTGGCTTGCACTTAATTGACTGTCCAAAGGTAGAACGCCTGCCAGAAGGCAAGTCAAGGCTCATCTGGTTTACTAAAGATCAAGTTGATAACCTTGTTCACATAGCTAAGGATATCTTTGATCATAAAGACCTAGCTGATGCAATTCTTTTCTCTGCTTACACAGGATTAAGGCAGGGAGAACTACTTAAGATAAAACCCTGTGATGTCAGTACAGATTTAACATCACTCACGATTGGCGGTCGGTCAAAGTTCGTTACCAAAACTAAGGATGTAAGGACAATCCCTATCCATGAAAAAATCAGACCTCTTATAGCTTCCCGCTTAGACAATGAATACCTATTTAAAGGTGATTGGGCTAACAAAGATCAACTCTACCGAGTGTTCAAAAAGGTGAGGAAAGAGGCAGGAATTTCAGAAGATCATGTTTGGCATTGCTTAAGACATTCTTTTGGAACTTGGCTAGGTGAAGTTACTCATCCAAGACAGATTATGGCCTTAATGGGACATAGCTCAATTGACACTTCTCTCCGCTATACTCACGCTACAGACAAGGCAATCAGATCTGCTATTTTAGCCATCTGATCCCGTCTGAAGCCTCAGCCCTAACAAGTCCAACCTGCAAAAAAATGCAAACTTTACACTTGTTAACGCTGAAAACCCAGGGAGTGTGGCGGAATTTGGTAGACGCACCAGACTTAAAAACGAACCTAATATGAATCACCACTAACGAAACTGAGGGGCCTACGGGTCCCTTTTTTATTGCTAATACTAGTCTTTCTTATCACTTCCACTCAACCAAAAACTAAATGAGAAATCTGATGTGCATTGAATACAGCGAAATCGAGAAGATGGATGCTGAGGATTATTCGAATTTCATGGCTTTTGGAGACAACCTTACTCCTGAATTAAACGAAGAAGAAGAGGCGGCATGGGTCCGATGGGCACGTGCTCAACGCATGTTCGATCTTTGATCATTTAACAGACAACACTTACATTTTCATTTCCACTTAACCAATTATGGCCAACAGATACGTTGTTGATACAACACTTACAGGCTTCATTAACTGCTTTGAACCATCAGGGAAGTACAACAACATGTGCTTCTCTTTTAATCTACCTGAATCGATAATAGAAGAAGCTGATAAAGACAGAGTAGAGCTACTTAAATGGGTCGCTTCTAAGGTGGAGAACCCAAAGAGAATGGCAACTAACCCTCCAAAATGGGATGATACAGGACTCGTTAAATACTCTTTTGGTGGAGATACAGGGCGCCCTGCACCGGTCTTTGTTGATACGACAGGAACACCTCTTGAGAAATCAACACTTAAAGATGTCAGACAAGGAACCAAAGTTAGGCTCATAGTTCAACAAAAGCCTTATACAAAACCAGCAATGGGCACCACCCTTAAAGTTTTAGGTGTTCAAGTTGTAGAACTAGCTACAGGTAATGGATCTATAGATTCAGGTAATATGTCTGCTGAAGATGTAGCGGCAATGTTTGGAACTGTTGAAGGTTTCAAGCAAGGTGAGCCAGCAGTAAGACAATCCGATGCTGCTATTGATGGAGCTAATTACGACTTTTGAAATATCGCTCTGGACTTGAGGAGCGTATTGCTAAAACATTTGATAAAGATAACGTCACTTACTTATATGAAGCAAAGAACTATAAGTACACGCTGGAATCTAAGTATACGCCCGATTTCTTTTTAACTAACGGAATAATAATTGAAGCTAAAGGATTCTTTAAGCCCTCAGACAGGCGCAAGTCAATTGCGGTGTCTCAGCAAAATCCTGACTTAGATATTCGATTCATATTTCAACGCAATAACACCTTAAGCAAAAACTCAAAAAGTACTTATGGGGACTGGTGTGACAAACACGGGTTCCTCTGGTGCATATACCCACACATTCCCCCTGATTGGCTTAAATGAAAACACATGTTTTAGACCGTATTGATAACCTAGTAGTGGACATGGAAGAAGAGGGTATACCCCTTGTTGAGATCATGGAACAGCTTCGAGAGTATGTAGAAGTTGTAGAGGAGATGTATGGAAAATGATTCAGAGTTTGTCCGTCATCAGCCTTGCCCAGAATGTACTAGCAGTGATGGATTTGCTGTTTATTCAGATGGAGGAGGACATTGTTTCTCCTGCCAGCATCATGTAAATGGGGACACTGAAAGCTCAACAACCACAATCACTCATAAAAGCTTCAGATATGAAGGAGACTTTGCAGTTATAAGAAGTAGAAATCTTAGAGAAGATACTTGTAAGAAGTTCAATGTAAGAGTCGATGACGGTCCAGTTATTAGATTTCCTTACTACAGCTCAGCTGGAAAGGTTGTTGGATATAAGGAGAGAGATCAAGATAAGAACTTCCATATGGTTGGGAAAAATGAGGACAAACAACTCTTTGGACAACAACTATTTGGGGGAGGTAAGACCTTAGTTGTAGTAGAAGGTGAGATGGATGCATTAGCCGTATGGCAAGCAAGACCAAATTGGCCTGTAGTTTCTATACCCAATGGGGCAGCAGCAGCAAAGAAAGCTTTGACTGCTCAACTTAAATACCTTATGGGGTTTGATGAAGTCGTTCTATTCTTTGATAATGATGAAGCAGGTACGGGAGCAGCTGAGGAATGTATATCAATATTTCCTTCTGATAAGGTATATCTTGCTGCAACTACTCAATATAAAGACGCTTGTGAAGCTGTACAAGCTAATGACGCAGAAGCAATAAGACAAGCTATCTGGAATAAAAAGAAGTTTAGTCCAAAGACAATTATAGATGGCACAACATTATTCGATCTAGTTTCTAAGCCTCTTCATGGTAAAGATGCCGAGTATCCTTATCACTCATTAAACGAGGTCACTGGGGGTTTAAGATTTTCAGAACTAGTTGTAGTAACAGCGGGTAGCGGTACGGGTAAATCCACCTTATGTGGTGAGATCTGCCAAAGTTTAGTCGATCAATCTTTTAACGTCGGTTATATCGCATTAGAGGAGTCAATCCAGAGAACAGCCTTGAGGATGATGACCGTTAAAGCTAATAAACCACTTCACTTATCAAATGAGATACCAAAGGAAGAATTAAAGAAATCTTTCGAGGCTTCGGTGGGATCTGGTCGCGTGTTTTTACGTGATGGATTCGGTAGCTGTGATCCTGATGTTGTTTTAAATGACATTAGATTCATGGTTAAAAACCACGGGGTCCAATGGATAATATTAGATCACCTTTCTATATTATTGTCCGGTAACTCAGATTCAGATGAACGAAAAACTATAGACGTAACTATGACCAAGCTTAGGTCATTTGTAGAAGAAACTAAAATAGGAATGATTCTCATTTCTCACCTTAGAAGAACTAGAGATGATAAAGGTCATGAAGAAGGTGCCCGCATAAGTTTGGGGCAGCTTCGAGGATCACATTCCATAGCGCAGTTATGTGATATTTGTGTTGGCCTTTCTAGAAATATTAGTGCGGGTGAGGACTCAGCCGAGCTAGTAACGTTAAAGAATAGATTCAATGGGTCTACTGGCCCTAGTGGATTCCTTAGTTATAGCAAGGAGACTGGACGTTTGTTAGAGATACCTGCACCAGTTAAAGATAACCCTAATTCCCAAACACCTACAGATTACGGAGACTTTTAGATGCACCCACACAAGCTGATCCTCTTTAAAAAGGAAGGCTGTCAACCCTGCGAAAATGCTTTAAGACACTTGAAGATGACACTAGATGAGCATCCAGAACTAGAGCACTACATCTCAGTCCTACAAAAGGAAAACCATCCATCATTAGTAGAAGCATACAAGTTGAAATTGTATCCAACATTGATATGTCTAGATAGTGATGGTGATGAGATAAGCAGGAAAGTAGGTCAGAAATATATCGATCACTACTTCTTTACTAGAGCACTTAAACGCATTCACCAACACCGCAACTATGAGACTAGCTTTTGACTTGGAGACAGATGGACTCTCAAGAGACCTCACTGTTGTCCATTGTTTAGTTACTCAAGATATAGATACAGGTGAAGTTACACGCTATGACGATACTGGATCTCATGAGTCGATAACTACTGGGGTTCAAATCTTGATGGTTGCTGATGAGATCTGGGGGCACAATATCATTGGGTATGACATAGAAGTACTGCTTCAACTATTCCCATTCTTTAAATCATATAAAGCTAAACCTTTTGACACTCTTATTTTAAGCCGTCTGTTCTTTACAGATATGTTGAATAGGGACTTTAGAAGTAAACCTGCCAACATGCCAGGCAACCTATATGGGCGCCACAGTTTGGAAAGTTGGGGCCATAGATTAGGTGTTCATAAGTCTGAGTTTGGTAAGCAACTTAAAGGGGATTGGTCAACATACTCACCAGAGATGCTTGAGTATTGTGTACAGGATGTAGCCGTTTCAGTAAAGCTAGTCAAAATGTTTGAGCCTAAACTCGAACAATATAAGGACTGTATTAATACTGAGCATGAGATCGCTAAGATCATGTCTTGGCAAGAAAGAGAAGGCTGGCCCTTTGATATAGATAAAGCTCACAAACTAGAAGGAAAACTTAGAACTGAACTTGAACAGCTATCAGACGATATGCGGTCAACATTTAACTTTGTTGATGGAGGTCTATTCACGCCAAAGCGAGCCAATAAGACTAAGGGGTATTACGCAGGCGCAGAATTCTCAAGACTCAAAGAGTTTAATCCTACAAGTAGGCATCACATCGCCTGGGCTTTCCAGACATTTAGAGGCTGGGAGCCTACAGAGTTTACTAATTCAGGTACACCAAAGATTGATGAATCAGTCTTAGTAGATATGAATACGGAGGAATCTAACAAGTTTGCTCGAATACTAGAACTACAGAAACATTTAGGTCAATTATCAGAGGGACAAAATGCGTGGCTTAAAAAGGTTGAACAAGATGGAAGGATCCATCACTCATGCATCCTCAACACCAACACTGGCCGAATGGCCCACCTCAGACCCAACCTGGCTCAGGTACCGAGTAAAGCCGAGTACCGTGAGCTTTTCAACCCAGGCCCTGGTCGCGTTCAAGTTGCTGCTGACGCTAGCGGTTTGGAGCTCCGTTGTCTTGCCCATTTCATGTCTAGGTTTGATGGTGGCTCTTTTACAAAAGAGGTATTAGATGGAGATATCCATACTCACTTGGCTAACATCTATGGTGTATCAAGGGGGGCTGGTAAATCCGTCACCTATGCCCTGGTTTATGGGGCTGGCGATACTAAGCTTGGTCTTACTGCAGGTGCTTCTAAAAGTACGGCGGTCAAGAAAGGTAAAGAGATTAGAAAAAAGATTCTTGATGGCCTTAAGGGGTTCAAGGAACTAAATGCTGCTGTTCAAGAGAGAGCAGAAAGCGACGTATTAAAAGGATTAGACGGCAGACCTATTCGTTTGCAAGGAAAGAGACACGCATCATTGAACTACCTGCTTCAGAGTGCTGGTGCGATTATTTGCAAGCTTTGGGTACTACGTGCTCATGAGCTCTTCAAGGAAGCTGAGATTAACTACTGGCCCTTAGGCTTTATACACGATGAGCAGCAGTTCTCAGTACACCCTGATGATGTAGAGAAAGCAAAAACATTATTAATCCTAGCTATGAGAGACGTAGATCATCAACTCAACTTTAAATGTAGACTCGACAGTGAAGCTGTCTCAGGAGCCAACTGGTCAGAAACTCACTAAGACCTGCAATACATGTGGACAAACACTTCCACTAAGCCAATTCTATAAAGACGTATCAAACAAAGCTGATGGCCATACTAGAGCCTGCAAGCCATGCCAAGCCTTAAAAAATAAGGAATATAGGCAACAGAATCCTTACATAATCATGCTGAATAATGCGAAACAAAGAGCCAAGAACAAAGGCTTAGCGTTTGATTTGGATGTTAAATACTTAAAAAGTATCAACAACCATATATGTCCTTATCTAGGTGTGCCAATTGAATGGACATCAGCGGATATTAGGTTTTCCAAGTCACTAGATAGGATTGACTCAGCTAAAGGATATGTAAAAGGCAATGTAATTATTTGCAGTCAAAGAGCTAATTACATTATGTCCGATATGAAGATCTCCGAAATGGAGGTCTTGGTATCCAACTGGAAAAGAATTTCCACAATCACTTCCACTTAACCAAACATGAAACTTCTCATAGATGCTGACTACTTCTGGTACAGATCAGCTGCAACAGCTGAAGAAGAACACGAATATAACGAAGAGCTAACGGTCATCGTTGGTAACTTCACTACTGGTAAGAGAACCATTCGCAGTGAGTTAAAGAAGCTACAAGAACGCTTTGACTCTACTGATATGCTGCTTTGCTTTACCGATAGGGTTAACTTCAGAAAATCTATTGACCCTGAATATAAAGGCAATAGAACAAAGCGCAAACCCTGTGGTTATCTAAAGCTAAAGCAATGGGGGATGGAGACCTTTCCATCAATGATGGTTGAGGGTTTAGAAGCAGACGACGTTCTTGGAATCCTCGCTACCAACGGAACTATTAAAGGACCACATGTCATCATTTCACCTGACAAGGACATGCAACAAGTCGAAGGTAGACTTTATAATCTAAAGGAAGAGTGGGATGTAACTAAGGAAGCATCAGTACGAAAACTATATGAGCAATGCCTCTGTGGAGATCAAACAGATGGTTATGCAGGATGTAGAGGCGTTGGGCCTAAGAAAGCTGGCTTGATCTTAGACAAGGTTAAGGACGGTAATTATTGGCCCGCTGTTGTAGATGCTTACAAGTTATATAACCAGACAGAAGAGGATGCACTCAGAAACCTCCAGCTATCAAAGATCCTCCAGGCAGAGAACTGGGATCCAGAAAACAAACAACCTATCCTCATCACCTCATAAATCCACAATTGTCTAAACAATCACCTAGCCATTACCAAAATGGCAACATAGAAGTCTGGGACTTCATAGCAGATCAGAATTTAGATTATTTCGCAGGTAATGTTGTGAAGTATGTCTGTAGAGCTGGTACAAAAGAAGGAGAATCTGAACGGGATGATCTTTTAAAAGCTGTTGCATATATAAGGAAAAAGATTGAGATCTTAGCTAATGAATAATCCAGACTTCTTAGAGCAAGCGTTGGAGTTTCGTGTTGCTAATGATCAACCTATAGGTACAAAGAATCTAGGACTACAGAGATCACTTATCTCTGAGGAGTATCGAGAGTTCCTAAATGCTATTGATTATCAAGAGAGTAACGACAACAAACTTAAGGAGCTAGCAGATTTAGTTTATGTTTGTTTTCAATATGCAGCCGCTGCAGGTTGGGATCTAAATGAAGCATTAGATCGAGTACATAAAAGCAATATGTCAAAGCTAGTAAATGGGCAGCCTTTGAAAAATAAAGAAGGCAAGGTCGTGAAAGGCCCAAATTATCAACCACCAAACTTAAAGGATTTAATTTAAATGTCAGATTTCATAGCCCGTACAGGTCGGGTTCAGTCGTGGATTGATAACCCAACTTCACGCCTACCAGTGTCATGCACTGTTTTCAATGTAAACGATTCAATGGAGGGACCAAATGGGATTGAAGCCAGCTGGAAATTTGCTAGCTCTGCACTTAGATATGGAGCGGGCGTGGCAATACATCTATCAGAGCTCAGACCCAACGGAACCGAAAATAAAGAAGGGCTTACAGCTTCTGGACCAGTATCTTTCGCTCGCATCTATTCATCGCTCAATGAAACCATCCGAAGGGGAGGAGTATACAAGAACGGGGCTATTGTGGCCCATCTTGACCTCGAACACGGAGACATCAAAGAATTCATAACAGCAACTAGAGCACAGCTACCTTGGATAAAGAAGTGTGTAAACATTACTCAAGAGAGTTGGGATGAAGCTGATAGAGAAACAAAAGATCTAATCCTCACTCATATCAAGTCAGGAGATATCTGGCTAGCTAAGAAGAAGTATGACCAACAAGGAGAAAGGATCAGAGCTAATGTTTGCTTAGAGGTATTCCTTAAATCCAGAGCCACGTGCCTGCTTCAGCACGTGAACCTGGGGGCTTGTGATTATCAAGATCTAGTAACAGCATTTTGTAAGGGTATGGCTGAGCTATGTGCCTTACATTCTAAAACCAATGTTGAATCAACTGGAGAGTATCTATCTCCTGACGTTGATCGTCAAGTAGGTCTAGGCATGTTGGGTATGGCTAACTTCCTTAAGAGACATGGGATTAGTTATTCACAGTTTGGAGAAGCTCTAAGGATTATTAACTCTGAAAGACCTGCATCATATGTAAGAACACCTGCATATGAATTAGCTCTAGAACTAAAACATGCTGTTGATACTGCAGCTCAAATAGCTAAATACAACAAGATGGATAGAGCATTTGCTATAGCTCCAACAGCTAGCTGCTCATATAGATATAAAGATAAAGATGGGTTCACAACTTGTCCTGAGATAGCTCCACCAATTTCAAGATCAGTGGACCGTGATAGCGGAACCTTTGGGGTTGAATCCTTTGAATATGGTGAGGTTGAGATAGCTTCAGAAGTTGGTTGGGATGCTTATAAGTCTGTTGCTGATGGTATATGTCAGCTACTAGAGAACACTGGTTTATTCCACGGATATAGTTTTAACAGCTGGTCCGATGTAGTTACCTATAACGATGAATTTATACAAGAGTGGTTGGACAGTCCTCAAACCTCTCTTTATTACGCTCTGCAGGTTCAACCTGACACACTTCGGAAAGATGATGCATCGGCAATTCTTGAAGATGAATATGCAGATATTTTCAATTTTGAAGAGGACGAACAAGAATGTTTAACCTGCGCTGAATGATGAGAACTAAATCTCCCTATACAAAAATAGTAGAAAGAAAAAGAAAGTGGACTCCTGTTGAAGTTGATAAAGGTAATCTAGTTGTTGGTTCGGAGGATTCTATCCACAGAGCCTTAGCTCTAAGAATATTAGAACTTCCAGTTAAGGAGTTTTTAGAACAAGGTTTAGAAAAGGAATTACCTGATGTACCTGGCGTGGTTGAAGCCCTTAGAAGTAACCAAGCTGACGAAGATAAGCATGATCTTGGTCTTCAATATGTTGTTAATGCTCATGGTGTTGTCGATAAGTCTGAGAGAGAAGCCCAAAGAATTCTCAAAGCCTGGCTTGAAGCTCCAGAGCACCCCTTGCTTAAGGCATCGATTCTCGAAAGATCAGTATTCTTTGTATTGCTCCCCTTCTTCAGATTCACTGGAGACATAGGTATACGCAGTTTGGCGGCCGATATCTCAAGGGACGAACAGACCCATGTTGCGCTCCACGGAATGGTTTGTCACGACTTAGGAATTAAAACAACTTCTAATTTAGACAAGCTTAGGAGAGCTACTGTTGCCTGGGTAATGGATGGTTTAGAGAAACCAACTAACGATAATAAATACCTTGATAAGGATTTCTGGATGAAGAGTTCAGATAGCTTATATAGACGTGGAAAGGCTGAGCTATTAGCTGATACACAAAGAGCCAGAATGCCTGCATTTTTCGAGGCAAGCAACGTAAACCTACCTAAATATGGCTGAAGTTATTCTCACTGAACAAGACGTCTTCACTGGAGATGCTCCTATATCCAAACTAGTCGACGATCTCGAAGAGTTATTCCCACCAGTAAACCCACTACCTACTCATGACATTGCGACTATTATGTTTAGATCAGGTCAGAGAGCAGTAGTTGATTATTTAAAAGATAAATACGATGTGTAGAGCCCCAAAAGTGAAAATGCCGACGTATACACCGCCGGCTCCATTACCAACTCCAGCTCCATTACCAACACCACAACAGGCGGCTCCTACTACAGTGCTGCCTTATAACTACCAAATACCTACACTAGGAGGCGGGTCTGGGGGTAGTGCTATACCCGCGCCGGCACCTACTCCTCCACCTCCACCTCCTATGCCTATGCCTGAGATTGTTGCTCCAGCCCCACCTCCTGTGGCAGCACAGAATCTGAATGATCAAGCTGTTGTTAAGAAGAGAAAGTCAAAGCGTAAGGAGTTACAACAGGCAAATAAAGGAGCTAGTGTTTTATCTATTAAAGCTGATAAAACAGGAGCTATTGGAGCAACAGCTACAAAAGGTACTGGTAAATCTGGTCTAAATATACCTAAGTAAAATGAAAGATTCCGCCCAAGCTAGATATCAAGTCGGGTTAGCGGATAGAGAAGAGTTCCTACAACAAGGTCGTGATGCAGCCGCTTTAACATTGCCATACCTCTTAACTGAGGATGGACATGGACAAGGCGAGAACCTCAACAGACCTTGGCAATCAGTAGGAGCCAAGGGTGTAAATGTGCTCTCATCAAAACTGATGTTGAGCCTATTTCCTATAAATACAACTTTCTTCAAGCTTCAGATAAATGATGCTGAGTTAGCAACTATCCCTAATATCGGACCTGAGGTTCGTACAGAGATAGATGAATCCCTTTCCAAAATGGAGAGGATGATCATGCAACAGATCAGTGAAACATCTGATCGTGTGATGCTACATACAGCTATGAAGCAATTAGTTGTCACCGGCAATGCGCTGGTGTTCGCTGGAAAGAAAGCCCTTAAAGTCTTCCCTCTAGATCGCTACGTCATCTCAAGAGATGGAAACGGCACAGTTATAGAAATCATCACGAAGGAAATAGTCGATAGACAACTCCTTCCTAAAGAGTTCCAGACCGTCACAGGACATGACAACACTGAAGTTAATGCTCCTGGTGAAGATGGTCCAAAGTTTGGGGTTGCGACCTCAAGTAATAAAGGTAAGAGCGATGATGCTGTTGTATATACATGCGTCAAGCTAGAAGATGGACAACATAAGTGGTTCCAAGAATGTGATGGCAAGCCCATCCCTAGTTCTAAATCAAGCTCACCATTAAAGAGTTCTCCCTGGATGCCACTACGTTTTAACGTGGTTGATGGAGAGAGTTATGGACGTGGAAGAGTTGAAGAGTATATTGCTGATCTTAGAAGTTTGGACCGTTTAGTTCAAGCTTTAGTGGAAGGTAGCGCTGCGGCTGCAAAGGTAATATTTCTTGTTTCTCCAAGTTCTACCACTAAGCCTCAATCATTAGCACGTGCTAGTTCAGGTGCAATAATTCAAGGAAGGCCGGAGGACGTTGGGGTCGTGCAAGTGGGGAAAACGGCAGACTTCAAAACTGTTCAAGAGATGGTTAATCAACTAACTCAAAGACTATCTGATGCCTTCTTAGTACTTAATGTACGTCAATCTGAAAGAACTACTCTTGGAGAAATACAAGCGGTTCAACAGGAACTAAATGAGCAGTTAGGTGGCATCTTTGGAAACCTAACATCAGAACTTCTATATCCATACCTACAAAGAAAACTATTTCTTTTAAGTAAGAATAAAGCTATACCTACCTTACCTAAAGGCTTAGTCATCCCTTCTGTGGTTGCTGGTTTGAATGGGATTGGTAGAGGACAAGATCGACAAGCCTTAATGGAGTTTGTCACAACCATTGCACAGACAATGGGCCCTGAGGCATTAGCTCAATATGTCAATCCTGCTGAGGTTCTTAAGCGTTTAGCTGCTGCATCTGGTATTGAAGCATTAGGACTAATAAAGGATGAACAGCAATTAGCACAGGAACAACAACAGGCTCAACAACAGGCTATGCAATCGCAAGTCGTGGGACAGATGGGTCAACTAGCAAAATCACCAATCGCTGAACAATACATTAATGGACAACAAGGAACCGAAGAAGCCCCGCCCAGCTAAGAGACGGAGGGCTAAGAATACCAATGGAACATTTAAAGCTAATGATCCTTCTACTTCAGTAGATGATGCTTGGGAACCTGATGAAGCTCCTTTAAAGGATTACAAAATCAAACCTAAAGTTTCTACTACTACTGATGGGAAAAGTACCGTTGGTAAGTATGGAAAGAAGAGATTAATAAGACCCACTTTTGGTAAAATATCCACAACAGAACACTAAATGGCAGTAACAGAATTTGATCCAGGCACCGATGCACCCACCCTTGAACAGAAGGCAGCTGAAGCGGCTGCTTTAGAACAAGGAGAGAAGATCCTTCAAGCTGAGGCCGCAGATAAAGAGGGTCTATATGATCAAGCTAATAAGGAGAATGAAGATGTCTCGCTAATTGGTGGGAAGTTTAAATCTCAAGAAGATCTTCTCAAAGCCTATAACGAGTTACAAAGCAAACTTGGTAAAGGCGAAACCGAAGAGACAGAAGAACAGGAAGCTCCTACTGAAGAAGCTGTTGAAGAAGAGGTAGTTGAAGAAGTTAGTGAGACTGTAAAGCTCATGACAGATCTTGGCGCTCAATTCGATAAAGGGGAAGAGCTAAGTCCTGAGTCTATAGATAAGTTAGCTGCGATGGATTCTAAGGATCTCATCAAGTCATATCTTGAATATAACAAGACAGCCTCAGCAGCAAACCAACAGGCACAAATCCAAGCTTCTGAAATCCAAGCAATCCAACAGAGTGTTGGAGGAGCTGAAGCTTATAACGAAATGATTAGTTGGGCTTCTAGTAATCTTGGAGAACAAGAGATAGCAGACTTTAATACTGTTACCAATTCAGGTAATCCAGTAGCTATTAAGTTTGCTGTTGAATCTCTATCAACTAGATATAAATCATCTGAAGGGTTTGAGGCTCCTCTTGTAACTGGTAAGAAAGCTTCTTCCAGTGTTAAGGCTTATCGCTCTCAAGCTGAGTTAGCTAGAGACATTGCTAACCCTCTATACCATAGTGATCCTGCATTCCGTATGGATGTTGAAGAGAAACTATCACGGAGTACCAACTTACTTTAATCACTCATAACAATAACGTCCGTTCATCCTTTAAAGGACGCATGAAACTTAAGCATGGAACGGGGCTTAAGTTAATAATATTTATCATGCCTAGCATCGAACTCCAAGCTCGTATCAAAGAGCAAAAGCAAAAAGTTAAGGAGCTTAAGCTTAAGTATCGTGGTGTTGAATATTGCGCCACTCGTTGAATCTGGTGATTAGGGGGGTTCGATTCCTCCCTCAACAATTTGCCAATCTAGCCCATGTACGCATGGATAACTTTTTTGGTGGCCACCTTGAGAGGGTTAATTCTCAAAATTCAAAACTGTTTAAACATACATAGCGATACATCGCAGACGTTAATAACCTTTTAATTTAACTTTTAGTTTAATGACTAATATAACCAATTTAGCGCGGCCCAATGCCGTCAATGGTGCTACCTCAAACGCATATGCGGATAAGTATAGCACCGCGTTAAAGCTGTTTAGTGGAGAAGTTTTTAATGCTTTCAACTCAGCTTCAATTGCAGAAGGATTAGTTCGTAGCTATACCCTAAGAGGAGCGAAATCAAAACAATTTTTGCTGACTGGTAAACTTTCTGCGGGTTATCACACACCTGGCCAGCCAATATTAGGGGATACACCTATCAAGGCTAATGAGAAGACTATCCTAATGGATGATCTCCTTGTTGCGAGTCAATTTGTATACTCGCTTGATGAGATAATTTCTCAATACTCCCAGCGAGCAGAAATAAGTAAGCAAATCGGAGAGGCTTTAGCTAAGCACTATGATGAGCGTATCTTCAAGGTACTTGACATCGCTTCCCGTGAAGCTTCTGTAGTAACTGGTGAGCCTGGAGGCTTCGAGGTTTCTATTGGCTCTGGTAAGCAGTATGACGCACAAGCTATCGTTGATGGTTTCTTTGAATCAGCAGCTGTCCTAGACGAGCGCAACGCTCCTCAAGAAGGCAGAGTAGCGGTTCTAAACCCACGTCAATATTATAGTTTGATCTCTTCTGTTGATACAAACATCTTGAACCGTGAAATCGGTAATGATCAAGGTGATATGAACAGTGGTAAGGGTCTTGTCTCTATTGCAGGTATCAGAATCCTTAAGTCAAACAACCTTCCATTTATGGCTGCTTACAACAGTGCTGTAACTGGTGAGAATAATGACTACACAGATGCAAACGCTACTACAGCTGGTCTTATCTTCCATAGAGAAGCTGCTGGTGTAGTTAAAGCTGTTGCTCCATCAATCGAAACAACCTCTGGATCATTTAGGGTTCAGTACCAAGGAGATTTGATTGTCGGAAAACTTGCTATGGGCGTTGGTTCTTTAAGAACTTCTGTAGCTGGTTCACTTCAAGCTAAATAATTTAATACCCATATGGCCCCTTCATTGGGCCTTTGGGCTTCTCATTCCCTAAGTAAATAAATGGCAACAACAAAGAAAGCCTCTACATTAGCGGCTGTGAATACAGTTATATCTAATGTAGGACAGGCACCTGTAACCAGCTTGGAATCAGGGAACCCATTAGTAGAGATGGCTGAGCAGATACTGCATGAAGTATCTAGAGCTGTACAGGCAGAGGGTTGGATCTTTAATACTGAATACTGTTATCCCTTTCCTTTAGATGGTAGCGGTAATATTGAAATCCCTACTGATATACTTTCACTTGATACATCTCCACGTAGTGATACTAATGTCATCATTCGTAGAGGCAAGCTCTATAACAAGACAAAACATACATATACATTCACTGAAGATCAGGAATTAGATGTTGTATGGCTCTTTGACTTTGAAGATCTACCAGAAGCATTTAAAAACTATATAACCGTTAGAGCCGCTAACCTCTTTGCAGGTAGAGCTGTTGGTTCTCAAGAAGCTGTTCGTTTTGGAGAGCGTGAAGAGTTATTAGCTAGAGCAACAGTTCTAGAATATGACACTAATCAAGGTGATTATACTATCTTCAGTGATAGAGATAATGGCAATACATATGACTCTTATAGACCTATAGACACTTTATTGAGATATTAATATGGCGGCTATATCGCAACAGATACCCAACCTTCTAGGTGGAGTTAGCCAACAACCTGATCCTATTAAATTACCTGGTCAAGTTAGATCAGCTAAGAATGTTCTATTAGATCCCACCTTTGGATGTAAAAAACGACCTCCTACAAAGTTTATAAAAGAGCTAGCTACAGACATACCTGAAACTGCTACGTGGTTTCCCATTATTAGAGATGAACGTGAAAGGTATGTTGTCTGTATATATAAGGACAGCAGTAATGCAACTCAAATAAAAGTCTGGGAAGCTGACACCGGTACATCTAGAACCGTTACCGTATCAGGTGATGCTGCTAACTATCTAACTGTATCTAAAGTAGAGAACTTAAAAACTCTGACCATCAATGACTACACACTCCTCTGTAATACAGAGAACCCTGTGTCTATGTCTACAAGTTCTATACCTGTAGATGGAGAGGAAGCTTTAATAGTTGTAAATCAGGTTGCTTATAATACTAATTACACTATTGACTTTCTAAAAGATGGTCAAGCTGCTGTTCAGGAAAAGGTTTACAAAGCTAAGAAACTCACTATCTCTCCTGGTTCTTTCACTGAGGTAGATGGGGGTAACTGTACCAAATCAGGTTCTGTTACTTCTACTAAGACTAGTGGAACTAAAACAGGCTTAGGTTTCACTATTACTACTAACTGTCGGCCTACACTTGTAACTGACGAAGAAGAAGGGGAACCATATCCAACCAAGATGAATAAGGTTGGTGGTGATGACAACCTTTATGGTGCTGCTCAACATGGTGATGTTGATGCAAGGGCTGTTGGTTCATACTTATATTCCAACCACACAGTAACCATAGGTAGCAAAACAATCAGCTTTACCTTTGAGATGCAGGTTGAAAATATTGGTACTGATGAAACACCTGTTAAGGCATATAGATGGAGAAGTGTCTCTATTAATTCCTATACAGGAATTGGTTGGACTACAGGACTTGCCTTCTCTGTAACTCACATGGACTTTCAGATTACAGCTATCCAATCACCTCCTACAACTAGTACCTATTCCTATAAGTCTGTCTATACCGCTAAGGTAAGGATGAATAATGCTGGTCAACATTGGAGAGCAGGAGACACAGTAACAGAAACCTTAAATGGAAAGACCTACACCATCACAGTTGAAGAAGATGATTTTGGTTTTAACTATGCAACTGATAACCAGGTAACATATACCAGTGCTACAGATGCCTCTAATGGAACTTTAAATATTGGTGCAATTACATCAGCTTTAACAGCGGGTGTTAGTGCATTAGCTGATTATACGGCTACGGCTATAGGTAATGTAGTTCATATTAAACGAGATGATGCTCGATCTTTTAACATTCAAGCTAGAGGAGGAACTACTAATAATGCCCTCGAAGCAATAAAAGGATCAGTAAATGATATATCAATGCTGCCAGCTCAGGGTGTACCTGGGATGGTACTTATGGTTAGAAATAGCCAGGATTCAGATAATGATGATTACTTTGTAAAGTTCGTCTCTTCATCTGGTGATATACCTGGAATGGGGGCTTGGGAAGAAACGGTTAAACCTGGTATTCCTACAGACTTAAACCATTCAACAATGCCTCATGTCCTCATCAGAGAATCAAATGGTGATTTCACAGTAAGACCTTTAAGTAGTCAATACGATGAAGCTCTCCACTGGGCAGGTCGTGAGGTAGGTGATGAAAATACAAATCCAGCTCCTACTTTTGTAGATAGGAGTATCACAGATATGTTCTTCTTTATGAACCGCTTAGGTTTCTTATCTGGAGATACTGTGATAATGAGCCAACCTGGAGACTTCTTTAATTTCTTCCAGAGTTCTGCTATTGCTTTATCAGATGCTGACCCTATTGATATGTCAGCCTCGTCTACTAAGCCTGCAACTCTGAAAGCTGCTTTAGGAACAGCTAAGGGTCTTTTACTCTTTGCTGAAAACAGTCAGTTCCTTTTATCTACTACTGAAACAGCCTTTGGTCCCTCTACTGTCAAGATGACAGAGATCTCTAACTATGCTTATACCTCCAAGGTTAAGCCTGTTGAGTCTGGAGTATCAGTAATGTTTAGTACTGAAGCTGATACCTACAGTAAGGTGTTCGAGATGGCTTTGGACTCTATTGATAATAGACCTGTAGTTTCAGAAAACACTCGTATAATTCCTGAGTTTATTCCTCCCAACCTAACCCTTTCTACTGCTAGTGCTAATAATAGTTTTGTAGCTTATGGAGATGGTACTAAGACCTTATATACCTTTAAGTTCTTTAACGTAGGGAATGAGAGAAGCTTAGCCGGATGGACTACCTGGGAGTTTCCAGCAAATGTACGTCTCTTAGAATTTGCCCATGATACTGGCTTTGTTGTCATGTATAACGATGGTTCCTATATATTAGATAAATTAGAATTCTTAGATGATCCAGACGTATCTCCTATAAGTGTTTTAAATAATAAATTCCTACCACGTATAGATAACTTCGTCTTTGATACAGATGTAACTGAAGTAGCAGGAACATCACTCACTAAGCTGAGATTCCCCGCTGGTTCCTATGTGGTTGGAGCTACTCCAAATGTAGTCTTTACTCAACAGGGTAACGCCACAGTATTTCAACGTCCTGCTATTCAGAGCGATGGTACTGGTTACTACGTTGAGGTTGCAAATGATCTAGCCGCTACTCCTTATATATTGGGGTTGGATTATGATATGGAAGTAGAACTACCAGCTATACACGTTACTAATGAGAAGAAATCAGATAGAAAGAATCCTCCTTTAGTAGAGACAGTCTATTTAGACTTATATCTCTCTGGAAGATATACCGCTGATATACTACGTCTAGGTTATGACACTAGAACAGTTGATTTAGATGTAACCCAATCAGATGTTTATTTTGCTGATACACCTGCTGTTAAGGAAGTATCAACCGTATCCATCCCAACATTCTGTAGGGGTGATTATATGACTATCAAAGTTAAAGCTTCAGATCCATTACCCGCCTCTATTACCAGTTACAGCTGGGAAGGGCATTACACCAATCGAGGGATAAACCTTTTATGAATTTAATCCGAGAAGCCACCTTTAAGGATGGCCTCTTGGTTGCTAAGAATATACGTCTGGAAGATAAAGCGGAATTAGAGGGATTTGGTGAAGGCCTTCTCTCTATTCCGTTAGGTATCTTATCTAGTGAGCATCCTGTGGTTTTTTATTCACCAGCAGGGGAACTTGCTGGAGTAGCAGGTGTAGTCAGATTAGATAACCAAGTTGGTCAAATATGGATGCTATGCACTCCGGTCATTATGGAACATCCCATTACCTTTGTTAGACAAGCAAAGAAATGGCTGATGAGCATACAAGGAGAGTATCAACTCTTATGGAATCTTGCTGATGCAAGGAACCAAGTCCATCACAAACTTTTAAAACATCTGGGATTTAAAGCCCTGAGAACGGTCCCAGTTGGGCCAAATAATCTTCCGTACTTAGAAATAGTAAAATTATGTGTATCGCCGCCGCTGCAATCCCAGCAGCCACTTTAGCTATAGCAGCAGTTGGGACAGCAGCTTCAGTAGGTATGGGCATCGCGTCAGCCAACCAACAGGCGGCGACAGCTCAAGAATCAATGAATGCCCAAGCACATGCTCAACAAGTGCAGTTACAGGCATCTAGAGATCAAGCAATATTACAGCAACAACAACATCGTCAATCTTTAATACTCCAACAGAAGCAAGCACAGCAAGCTCAAAACCTTCAGATTCAGCAGGCTAACGCTAGTACACTGAATACCTATAATCAGCAACTGGATATTGCAAAGACGCAACGTGCTGGCATTATGCGTCAGAATGAAGTTGATAGACAGAATTATCAAAGTTCAGTTGAAACATCTAGACAACAGATAGCTCTTAATAATGAAGCTGCTAATAGATCTTATGTAGCTGATCAAGCAAAGATAACTGAAGCTAAGAAATTAGCTGCATTTGAACAACAAACTGCATTGGCTAAATCTATTGGAGCTAGAGGAACAATCCTTGCGTCTGGTAGAACTGGACAATCCATTGGTCTACTAGTTCAAGACGTTGATAGACAAAAAGGATTCGCAGAAGCACAGAGTTTAGCAACCTTAGATTCTAAGAGAGATCAAGCACTTATCTCAATGGAAGGTAACTGGATTGCTTCTCAAAGTGCTAACGCTAAAGCTGAATCAGAAGTTGGTTTTAGTCCCACTGATCCATATATGCCTAAAGACCCAACCCGCCCTGCCTTTATTGATGGTATAGGCTTATCTATAGAGAATCCTTATGAGTAGAATAAAAACAGCAGACAAGGCAGGTACCACTTATAAGGGATCTGCCAAAGGAGCGGCTAAGTTTACCCCCCAGAAAGCAGCTAGTAAAGATAAAGCAAATAAAGAAAGAAAGGCTGCACTAAATAAAGATATTAAAGCTGAACAGCTAGAACTACAGCAAGTACAGGCTGCTCAGACATTAGAACTTAAGTCAAGGCAAATTGCTACATCTGGCCAGTTAAAGGTAGGACAACTGCAAGAAACAGCTAAGCTCAAGATGGAGCATCTACAAGATGCTGCTAACTTAACTCTATTAAATCAAAGTAAAGAAAGCCAAGCTAATCTTGAAGTTAGTAAGGTTCAATATGATGGTGGTCTAAAAAGTGCAAATCTAAATCTTATTAATAGTATTGCTCAGCTTTCGCTTAGCTTTGCTGGTAAGGCTCTAGATTATTCACAGGTCCATCAAGCTAACAAAGCTAAACAGGCAAGTGTTACTGAGTTGTTTGGTTTAGTAGATAATGGTACTTCTTTAAAAGTAGATACTGCTAAAGCTGAAGAGACTGACTTCACTCAACAGATAATCAATGGAGAGAAAGCTATTGATAAGGTAGCTGGAGCAGATAGTCAATTAGCTAATACTTTAAGAGAAGATACACAGAACCAGATACTAGCTAGACAGACTAGAGAACTCACGGTTAACCAAGCTAACGAACAGCTCCCTGGTTACATGAAAACCTTTATGGGTAGTGATATAAAGCTCCATACTCCTGATGGTAGAACTATCACACCTTTAACAGTCTCTAATCAACAAGATTTAAACTGGGTAATTAAACAAGGTTTTTCAATCTTTGCTCAAGAGAATGGTCTTGATAAGATGCCTACTGCTCAGCTAGCAAGTGTACTAGCTCCAACAGCCAGACAGATAATGCAGAATACCTCTGCTCGTATTGGTCAAGAGATAGTTACTAACCGCATTGAGGAAGCAAAGCTAAATGCTAAAGAAATGGCTATGTCTAATCTCTCTAATGGGATGGATATATCTGATGTATATCAAAAGTATGCAGCACAACTTTTTGCAAGTGGTGGTTATAGAGGAGCTAGAGGACAAGCTGGTGAGGATGCTTTACTAGGTCTAATTGACTATGCAAAGGCTACTAATAGAGAAGATATTATTGAGAAACTTCGTTTAACTTATAAAGTCTATAAAGGTGATGGTACTCCTAACTCTGGTACTCAGTTTGGTAAGATTGCAACAGGAGTATTAGATCAAGCTGATCTTGAAATAGCTAAGAATAAAATCAAGCTATTAGAAGATACTAAAGGTCTAGCTAAGTTTGATGTACAAGAGACATTAAATGATCGTCTTGCTGATCTTGCAGAAGCTGGCGATGATGAGGATAAACAGAATCTAATCAACCAAAACGCTATAAATACATTAGAAAACTTAGGAACTAACGAAGGCCGTCTTGAAGCTCAGAGACTAAAAAACTTAGGAACTAACTATAGTCCTTATACATATACCTCTATGGTTGAAGCTGTAGAGACAGATGGTGCTACCTATTCAAATGAAGAGCTAGCTCAACTTGTATTAAACAGAGATCTAAAAGTTAGTGAAGCTCAAGCCTTAGGCTGGAGACCTAATGAAAAAGCTTCTGTTGATGATGCAACTAACTCCATTATGGAGAAGTTCAATGTCTATTCAACTTCTAAGAGCATGTCTACTGCTTTAGTTAAAACTGTTATGGATAGGGTAGTTGATCTTGAGGAGGTAGATAAAGCTAATGTTACCTTTACTCTAGGAGCAAACCTTATAGGTAATTTAGATAAGCGTATACAGACAGAAGTAGTTGATTTCCTTAAAGCGAATCCAGAGGCTTCGGCTACTGATATTCGTACTAAGTTAAATGAGATCAACACATCACTCACTCAAGAGATTTCTGGAGTAAGTTTTGATACTGATAGTAAATCCTTTAGAGGTTACTACTGGGATGGAACAAGTCCTGAATTTGAGACAGGTGCAGTAGTCAAAATGGTTAGAGAGACTGGTAGTTCCTATCTGATTTTCTCTAATAGATCTACAAAGTTCTTACAGGAAAATATATCAGATATAGAACCTCTTAATGATCAACTACTAACTAGAACAGAGCTAATGGAAGCAGCTAGTGGTAAATTCTCTCAAAGAGTAAAGGATGTAGCATTTGCTTTAAATACTAATCCAGAAACTTTAGTAAGGATGCAAGCTAGGGCTTATAGATTAGAGGAATCAGCATATGCGAATCTAGAGTTTCCTGATATAGCTGGTATTGATGTAGAGATCACAAGATCAAATATAAAAGAACTAAGTCTGAAGTATCTAGGTAAAAAGATCAGTTGGAGACAATACAAAAGAGATCCTTCTGTACTAACCAACATTGCTGATCGTGATTGGGATGAACATGGTAAGCCAGAGTTAATCCTAAAAAGAGTAGACGGTAAATAAAGACCAATAAATTCGCATTTAAAAATGTTGTGGGGGTGTATTCGTACGCCTCTGCAAATTAGATTTCATCATTATCTATAAGAAATGGCACAAAACACAGATGGCATAGGGGGAAAACCTATTGACCATGATGATAGCGTTGATGAGTCAACCACTACATCGCAAGAAACAACTAAAGGACCCGTATCAAACTTTGAAGCAGGTCGAGAGGCATTAACTGCAGAATTAGCTGATGTTGAAATCCCTAAAGGATGGGAACCTTTAGAAGCTGTAGAGCAAGCTTATGCAAGTATTAGAGATTTTGCAGATAACACTTTTCAAGGTGATCTAAGGACTAAAGAAGAGATCCTTCAAGATAGAAAGAATCTAACCTTACAAGGTTGGAAAAATGAGGCTGAGAGAAAAAGACTTCTCGATGAAGCAACCTTTAAAGATGCTCCTCTTACAGTAATAGCTAGAGAAGGTGTTAGAGCGCCTATAGGTGGTGTAGCCGCTTCAATTGAAAACCTTGGAGAAGGTGCTGAGTTCTTAGGTGATACTGCTAAATCACTCATATCTAAAACAGGTATCATTGAAGTCGATGAAGAGGATATACCCTGGTCATCTGCTTATGAATCTGCTCATTGGGATTTAGGAGTAGCTGAGAATAAAACAGCTGTAGGTAACTTCTCAAGGGAGATGATTGGCCTAATCATCAACATGAAGCAGCTAGCTGGTCTAGGTATAGGTATTGGTGGTGGAGCAACAATTAAAAGTCGTTTAGCCAGTGAAACCCTTAGGGGTGCAATTGTTGACTTTGTGATTGACCCAGGTGAGGGAAACCTTTCCAATATTGTTCAAGACTCTAAGTACGCCAACATCCTTTCTAAAGCATTAGCTCATAAGGATGATGATAACCAATACATCCAACGACTTAAGAATATGGTTGAAGGTGGGACTATTGGTATTGCAGTTGATGGTCTTACAGAAACCTATAGTGTTATTAGAGAAGCTCGTAGACTTGTTAAGACTGGTATTCCTGCTGAGAGTGCTGTAGATCAAGCCTTAATTAACCTTAGAAGAAAAGAGATCCTTAGAGGTCAATGGGAAGATGGCTCAGAAGAAGCTATTGAACAAGCAGCTATAAGGAAATCAGCTAACTACAATCCTGAGATCTCTAATAAGGCTCCTAAGGAAGGTGGTGTTAGTCAGAAACGAGAACTTGTTGAAGCTGAAATAGCTATGGCTACTGATGGGAGATTGAAAAACCCATTAAATATGAAAAACCGTAGCACCCTAGAAATTGAAGGTGATCTAGGAGCTAATGCTAAAGGTAGAGCTGATTGGCAATTCTTTAGAAACAAGAGCGGTAACATCGAACTATCTTGGGATGTCTCTTTAGTTAAGGGTAAGCTCTCTCTAGGGAAGATGAAGACCCAATTCAAGAAGATGGTATCTGATGGTAAGTTCAGAGTAGGTGAAACCTTAGAGAACCATCCTCTATCTGATTCAGCACATTCATCGACTAAAGATAAAAGAGCCATATCAGAGTGGCAAGCTAAGAAGGAAAAACTCAACGCAGTTAGACAAGCTTTAATAGAGAATCCTGATGAGCAGTTAGATGCTGCTGCTAGAAGGCTATTTGAAGAAGTACAGGCTGGTATTAAAGATCCAGACGCTAGACGTGCTTGGGATAGTTTGGAAGAAGGTGATGAAGCTCTTAATTATTATCGTAAGCAAGCTGCAAAAGTTGATCCTAGAACTAACCCAGGTCCAGTACCTAACAAGAGATCTCGTATCTATGAAAGGATGGGGTTTGGCCCTCTTATAGATGATGAGGTTCAGTATGCAAGAGTTGTTGATGATCCTGAGAAAGGAATCATACTCAAGCCTGTTGGTAAGGATGGCAAGATCATTGAACCTCATAAAATAGAGAATGATCTAAATTCTGCAAAGGTTGGAGGAGAAGGAAAGTTTGAACCTCAAGAACGTCAAGTACGTGTAGATTCTGATGATATAGAAGATGTAGTTGAGTCATTTGCTAAAACTACAGACTCTGTTGATGGTAGTGCTAAACACGCTTCTAGTGATGCTGATTTTGAAGATATGAACACTGTTCAAGACTTCAGTAAGTATATAGAAGAGAGAGCTGAATGGATTGACATTGATGAAATCAATAGACGTCTAGGACCTCAAGCTGTTGAATATCATGAAAGGGTTTTAAAAGATCTTGCTAGTTTTGCTTTAGATGGAAGACTTGATCATTTAGAGAATCTATTAACAAAAGGTGATCAAGGTATTAGAGGAACAGGTGCTGGTGGTGCCGTTATCTTAGATACTCTTGTAAAAGATACATCTAATCAGCTTCTAGAAATAGCTAACGTCATTAGAGAATTAGATGAAATAGATGCTGACTTCTCTAAGCAAGCTTTAGATCTACTTGAAAGACAGAGAGCTCTAGTAAAGCTTAAGAAGGAATCAACTATATTCGCTAGCTATAACCTCCAGAACTGGAAAGATATCCCTCTAGATATCTCTCGTACTATGGATGAAGCAGCAGAGACTATTGATAAAGAGTTTGATAAAATAACTGAACTACTCAAGTCTACAGATATTGTAGATGGTGTAGAAGTTAAGAAACAGATAAGAGGATTCGTTAATGGCTTAATTGCTACTAATGGAGATCCAACTCGTATCTGGGGCTTCTGGGAGAACTGGCGTAAGTATGGAATGAAAGGACTTAACCAAGCTGCTATTCAGGCATGGTTATCTTCTCCTGTATCACAGATGAGGAACATTGCGGGTAACACTGTTGTTGCTATTGAACGTCCTTTTGCTCTTGCTGCTGGTCATGCTTTAGAAGGTGACTGGAAGAAGACAAGAGCTGCTCTTAGTATGTTTGATGGTTTCTTCCAAGCTACTAGAGAATCATTTGCTGTAGCTAAAGAATCAATAGGTAAGGATGGTCCTATTACTGAAGGGTCTAAGGTTGCTCATTTTGAAGCATCTGCAATGACTCAACAGGTAGAGGCTTTAAAAGGTTTAGCTAAGACTCCTGCTCAGAAATATGCAGCTAATATATTAGGTGCTTATCACTCATGGAATAACACCCCTTGGAATACTTGGCCTGGTAAAGGACTACAAGCTGGTGATGACATGTTTAAGTCATTAGTAGCTCGTATGGATATAAGATATCAAGCCGCTTTAGAAGCTGATGCCTTAGGTGATTCTGCTAGACAGTTTGATATAGATTCTGAGACTGGGGTTATGTCTGGTAATAGTGCTGCTGATAAATATACAGAACTACTCCAACAGAAACTAGGACCTAATGGAGAGATTAACGATAAGGTTTTATTAGATAGAGCTAAGGAAGCAACCTTCCAGAAAGCACTCGAAGGAGATATGAAAAAGATAGCTGATGCTATTAATGACCTTCCTGTATTAAAGCAGTTTGTTCCTTTCGTAAAAACACCTCATAACGTTAATGTCTATGCCTTACAGCATATACCTGGTTTAGCTAGGTTTACTTCTGAATATAAAGCAGCTATGAAGCCTGGAGCTGATCCTCAACTTCGAGCTTTAATGAAGGGTAGAGAAGCAATGGGTGTGTTATTAGTTAGCTCTGGAGCTACTATGGCTGGTTTAGGACTCATTACTGGTAATGGACCATCTGATCCTAAGCTTAAAAAGATATGGCTTAAAAATCATGCTCCTATGTCCTTTAAGATTCCTGGTACTAACAACTGGGTTAGTTATAAGTCTGTTCCTGGTGCTGATGTTATCTTCTCTGCTATAGCTGATACTCAAGAGATAATTAAGCTATTACCTGAAGGTGATGGTGATAAGCTCTGGAATCAACTCACATATACCATAGCTAATAGTATTACTAACCGAGCTTACTTTGCTGGTTTCACTGATTTATCTGGTGCTCTAGATCCTAGTAAGTGGGGTGCTATGAGCGTAGCTGAAGCTGCAGCTGATAGAGCTAATACATTAATAGGTTCTTCTGGTTTTAGAAACCAATTCGAGAACGTATTGAAGTCCGGTATGCATGAATATAGAAATACTCTTCATGCTGTAGCAGGTAAATTATCTGGTGGAATATTAGGAGATAAAGTTCCTACTATCGATATCCTTACTGGTGAGCAAATGGTCACTGGTTATGAGAATCCATTTAATGCTGTTAACCCATTTAGAGTTGCTTCTAAGAATGCTAGTCCTCTAGAGAAAGATCTAGCTAAATACCAATACCGTTTATCAGATGCTGTAGTTACTAGGGTGAATGGGGTTGATCTCACAGTACCTGAACAACAGGAGATGAGACGTTTGATGTATGACGATGGTAACTTCCCTAAAGCCCTGAGTTCCTATATCAATAGTAGAATATTTAAAGCTAAATACAAGAGATGGTTAGACACTAGAGGTACTGCTGAAGGTGTAGCTAGAGAAGAATCTGATTGGTATGCAGATATTAGTAAAGTAGTTAATGCCTATAGACGTAAAGCTAAGAAAGAACTCTTAACGGGTTCAGATCCTATTAGCATAGCCTTTAGATCTCGTATCGGAGAGAGTAACGTAGATCCAATTAAAAGTCTTATAAATATCCGATAACAATCCTATTCGCTTAAGAGAACGTGACAACAACAACTGAAAATAACTACACAACGACGAATAGTACAACTGTCCTATTCCCTTTTACATTCCCCTATATTGAAGAATCCGATATTAAGGTAAGCCTTAATACCGTTGATACAACTAGCTTTACATTCTCAACGCCAACAACTATTGAGTTGAATACAGCCCCTGCTACTGGGGTTGTCGTAAGGGTTTATAGAGTCACTGATAGTGAAGATCTAACATCAACCTTCTTTGCAGGCTCAGCAATAAGAGCTAAGGACCTCAATGATAACTTTACTCAGAACCTATATGTAACTCAGGAAGTTAAAAATGATTCAGCAGATGCTTTATCTAACTCTAGAGAGTCAAATGGGGCTGGTGGTTGGAAGACTGCTATCTCTAAAGCTAGTGATGCTGTTACCACAGCCAATGCTGCTGTTGTAACTGCTGATGCTGCTGACGTAATTGCTGATGCTGCTGTTGTAACTGCTAATGCTGCTAATGCTACTGCAGGTACGGCTTCTACAAATGCTGCTGCTGCTGTTGCTTCAGCCGCTACTGCTAATACTACAGCTGGTAATGCTGAAACTAAAGCTGATACTGCTATAGCTTCTGCTACTAGTGCTAATACGACTGCGGCTAGTGCTGTAACAACTGCTGATGCTGCTGAAACTAAAGCTGATACTGCTATTACCACCGCTAATAGTTCTAATACTACAGCTGGTAATGCTGAAACTAAAGCTGATACTGCTATATCAACAGCTAACACAGCGTCTACAAATGCCTCAGCTGCTGTAACTACTGCTAACACTGCAAGTTCAACAGCTACTGCAGCTCAAACAGCAGTTGCTAATTCTGTTCTTTATACACCTGTTGCTAACGTAGCAGGTATACCTGGCAGTCCATCTGACGGTGATTATATAGAAGTACAAAACTCTACAGGTATTGAAAGTTTCACTCCTTTGTCTGGGTTGCCAACTGGTTTTACAGGTCACTCTCAATTAACAGTAAACCTTTTATATAATGGTTCATCAGCAACACCAGCAAGTACTTGGGTATGGCAACAGTATTACGCTACTGATCCTGAAACAAGGTATCGCAAAAAGTTAATCGTAGAGAATCTACATACGATTGACGAAAACTATACGATTGGTACAAATAACAACGCATCGTCTGTTGGTCCAGTCGCTGTTGCTGCAAATAAAACAGTAACTATCCCTGCAAACTCTCTATACTTAATACATTAATCATGGCTTACGGGAAGATAAAGGCGGATACGTTCGTCTACGATAATAGTGGCTCAGATGTTGAAGTCACGCTCAGTTCAATTGGTAATAAAGTAGATGCTGCTAACCCAACATTTACTGGTACGGTTACAATACCAACTCCTACAGCTGGAGATAACACAACTAAAGCTGCTTCAACAGCATTTGTTGTAGCTGGTTTTGCACCTAAAGCTGCACCTGCATTTACTGGTACAGCTACTGGAGCTAACCTAACTCTATCAGGTACGCTTACTGTTAACGGTACAACTACTACAGTTGCTTCTACTAACACAACAATTACAGATAACCTAATTGAGTTAAACAGTGGTGCTTCAAGTAATGCTAATGACTCTGGTATCTTAATTGAACGTGGTTCTACTGGTGATAATGCAATTATTGCTTGGGATGAAAGTGCTGATAAGTTTGTAGTTGGTACAACAACAGGTACTGCTAGTTCAACTGGTGATATAACAATAGCTACTGGTACTCTTGTAGCAACTGTAGAAGGTACAGCTACTGGTTTAGCCGGATCACCTAACGTCACTGTTGGTACAGTTGGTTGTGGTGCTATTACAGGTACTTCGACAGTATCAGATTCAAAAGGTAACGTCAGAGATATTATTCAAAACACTCAAACCTCTGCATATACATTAGCTGGTTCAGATGCAGGTAAACATATCTATATCTCTACAGGTGGAGTGACAGTTAATGGCAGTGTTTATGGTGCTGGTAATGCCGTGACTATTGTCAACAATAGTGGTTCAGATCAAACAATTACGCAAGGTAGTGGAATCACGATATATAACTCTGCTGATGCTACTACAGGTAATAGAACTTTAGCTGCTAGAGGAATGGCGACCATTTTATTCGCAAGTGGAACTGCTGCTTACATCTCAGGTGCGGGGTTGAGCTAATATGACACCGATACAACAATTAATGCTTGGCGTAGGTGCTAAGAAAAAGACGTATATGGACGATGTGTTCTCAACACACCTCTATAAAGGAACGGGCTCAGGTAGTCATGCAATTAATAATGGACTTGATCTTTCTTCTGAGGGGGGTTTGGTATGGATTAAATCTCGAACAAATACTGCTAGTAATATTTTGCAAGACACAGTAAATGGAACAGGTAAATTTATAAAGTCTAATAGCGATGATGGAACAACAAATACCAGTCAATACATAACGTCTTTTAACAATAATGGATATACTCTTGGTACAGATAATGATATAAATAACAGTAGTCAAAATTTCGCCTCATGGTCATTCCGTAAGGCACCTGGGTTCTTTGATGTTGTTGAATGGGATGGGGATGGAAATAGTGGCAGAGGTATTTCACATAGTTTAGGTTGTGTTCCTGGCTTAATAATGATCAAAGAAACAACCGGAACTCAGCAATGGATGGTATATCACAAGTCTAAAGGTTCAGGCAAATATGGTGTTTTGAGTAGTACCGCTGCATGGGTATCTAGTAATTTTATGGATGATGGAATCGACCCCACATCAACTACATTTTATTTATCTGGTCATGACTACGTTAATGGTTCTTCAAAAAGTTATATAGCCTATGTATTTGCAGGTGGAGAAAGTACTGCTGCGACTGCAAAAAGTGTTGAATTTGATGGTGATGATTATCTAAAAAGTACCAATAGCGATACTAAATTCACTATGGGAACTGGTGATTTTACTGTTGAATGTTGGGTTAAAGCTGACAACCATAATAAAGGTATCTTTCAAATATCTAATACGTCAGGTGGCCTTGACAGTTCAGGTTATCAAAGCGATATAAGTCTGTGGACACATAGTGATGGGAGATTAGGTTGTGCTCTTAATGGTTCCAATGTTTATGGAACTGGAAAATTAGCAAAAGGTCACTGGCATCATGTAGCAATAACTAGAGCTAGTGGAACAGCGTATATATTCTTAGATGGTACACTGCAATTCTCAGGATCAGAACCTACTGATTATGATGGTACATATCTCATTATAAGTGGGTATTACAGTACAAGTTTTCTGATGGATGGGGCAATAAGCAATTTTAGAGTAGTCAAAGGTCAAGCACTTTATACCTCTAGTTTTAAACCTCCTGTTGAACCATTAACAACAACTTCTCAAGGTGCTACGGCATCTAATGTAAGTGTTTTATGTTGTCAAGGGCCAGGCAACCCTGACGACAGAGCTTCTGGTGGTGTACACATGTCCGTTGATGGTAATCCAACACTAAGGACAGATAGCCCCTTCGATGACCCTGCTGGTTTTGTCTTTGGAGACGCAGGGGAAAACGTAATCAAGTGCGGTAGTTATGTTGGAACTGGCTCAAATCTCCAAGATGTTTTCTTAGGATTTGAACCTCAGTGGGTAATGATTAAATGTGCAAGTAACGGGGGTGGTCATACGAACTGGGCTATCTATGACAGCATGAGAGGTGTGGTGAGTAACGGAAATGACAGACAATTAACAGCTAATGAAAGTGAAGCTGAAGAAAGTGGTGATAATTATGCAAATTCAGACTTAATTGAGTTTACATCTACTGGATTTAAAGTTGGTCAATCTGGTTGGGATGTGAACCATAATGCTAATGAAACGTATATCTACACGGCAATCCGCCGTCCAGATGGATATTGTGGCAAGCCTTACGGCGCAGGGGAAGGAACGAGTGTATTCGCTATGGATACAAGTAATGCTCAGGCAACTATCCCATGTCTTGATAGTAATTTCATTGTTGACTTCGCTCTACTCAAGAAGCCCTCTGCAAGTGAAGATTGGTCTGCGTCAGCACGTCTTATCAGTGGAAGATATTTAATACCTAATACTACTGCTGCTGGTGCTGCTGGTGCTGATTACAGTTGGGATAGCAATGTTGGTTGGGGTAAAGGTTTAAATAGTGCTAATCAATCATGGATGTGGAAACGCCACGCTGGGATGGATGTGGTGACTTATACAGGGAATGGAGCGACACAAGCTCAAGGAGGGCAAACAATTAAGCATAGCCTCTCGAAGACTCCTGAGATGATTTGGCTTAAGTATAGAAATGACGCTTATGCCTGGCAGGTATATCATAAAGGCCTAAATGGTGGCACGACTCCTCAAAATTACAAGCTTCAATTAGATGACGAGGCTGCTGAAAGTGGTAATGCTGCATGGTGGAACAACACTGCTCCAACATCTACTCATTTTACAGTAGGA